TACAACGTACTGATACTTTAGATCAATTAGAAGCTTTTAATATTTCTGTAAGAGACGTTCAAGGTAATATCTTACCAGCCGTCCAAATATTACAAAACTTTGCTGGAGCTTATAAAGGTTTAGCTGATGCTCAAAGAGCGCAATTGTCAGAACAAGTTGCAGGTGTTTATCAAGTTAACATCTTAAAAGCAATTGTTAATGATTTAAATAAATCACAAGGCACATATGCTGGAGCTTTACAAAGAGGCGCAGCGGCAACAAATGAAGCCGAAGTAGCAACTGCAAAATTGAATCAAACTCTTGATGCTTTATTAAAGCAAACTGCAACTTCTACTCAACAATTAGCAAATAACATTGGTAAAGTAACATTCGAACCATTGGCTAAGTATGGAACTGAGCAATTAAAATCTTTTATTGAATCATTGAATGAAGTTCTCGAAGGAGAAGGAGTTGGTTCTACTTTTGCGAATGGTTTATTAAAAGGTATTCGTAATGTAATAGCTGGTCCCGGTGCTATCGCAGCTTTCTTTACGCTTTTTAAGTTAATACAAAATTCTTTTACTTATCTTAGTCAGGCTTTACCTCAGATTGCTGGTATAACAACTGAAACACAAAATAGAAAAAACATCGAACAATCTATTTTGCAAATCATGCAGCAACAAGGGCCTGTTTCTCAGGCTCTTGCTGGTACAATGGGTAATCAAGCTGCGCAAGCTCAATTGTTACTTCAGTTGGCTAGACAACAAACAGCAGAGTATCAAATGCAAACTACTCTGGCCAAACAACTAGCTGTTCAATTGGCTGGACAAGGAGTAAGAGTTAAAGGTTCTGGTGGATTGCAAGTTACTCGCGCAGGTGGATATATTCCAAATGCAACAAAGATGGCTGAAGTTGTTGGCGCACAAGCTGGTGGTTATACTCCCGGCAGAGTTGTTTCGTCTCCTGTTGGTGGAGTAATGAATACTGCGGAAGATGTTAAATATATTCCCGGTTTCGCTCAACCTTTTATTAATCCTCCTGCGAATTCAAAAGCTGGTCGCGCACATAGACAAAAAGCTATAAGTAGAACAGGTGTTGATCCATATATGTATGGTGGATTTATACCTAACTTTTCAAATCCAAAAGATGTTATAAATAAAAGTTATACTGGTCCTTTACATTTATTACAAATTCATAGTTTAGATGAAAAAGAAGAGATTCAAAAAGTTGCTGATCTTGAAACCGAGATTACTAAACGCGGAAAAAAACAAGTAATTAATGACAAAATAACTGGATTTGGTATCAAATATGTTACAGAAGAAATTAAAGGAAAAAGCAATTCTGATTATAGAAAAGAAGCCGCAGATTTAGCTTTATCTGGGGACATTGAAGCAATCAAAAAATCAATGCCTAAAACGAAGGGATCTAGTTTTAATGCGACACAATGGCGCGACAATTTAAAAGACTTAAATGATAAAGGAATAAATTTATATTTATCTAATATTGAAAATCTTTCCAGATTAAAAAATGCGGTTCCATCTTTAATAACTGGTAAAACAGTTGAGTTTGGAAGACAGTTTACGGGTTTATTGAACGCTTTATCTGGTGAAGCTTTTGAAAAAGATATAGCTAAACAAAAGAAAAAGCTTTTCGCTAGATCTGAAAAAAGCAATGCAAGACTTGATTTCGAATCTTTAAATCAATCATATTCAGGTGGGGAAGCTAAATTGGGCGGTATAACACTTGGAAATTTAGTTGCAAAAGCAATAGAATCAACTGGGCGAAAATACGACAATGGTGATGAAGATAAAATTGCTTTCAGCAAACCAATAAAATTATTTGTTCCTGAAAAACACAAATTATTAAATAAAGGTTTTATTCCTAACTTCGCTCCTCCTACAAGCGCAATAAGAATTCCTTGGTTTAAAAAATTTGGTAATCCTGCTTTTGATGCTATTCAACCTGCTTTGGGAATATCTAAAGCAAGTGACGTAGAAACTTTTAGACAAATCAATTTTAAAAGTACTGCTGAAGGCGCAGATGAGGGAGGAGATAGTAATATATTTGCTCCATTATTTGAGGATTTTGCATTTAAAGCGATGCAATTAGTTTCTCAACAAGATGTAAAAGACGATTTAATAAGAGGTTATGTATTACAACCAGGAACAAATCAAAAACAATCAGCATTTGACGGTGCATTAGAAAAACTTGGTATAGGTTTAGAATACAAAGGTTATCCAAAAAAGAATTTAACGGGAAGTATTACTGGAGAATTAACAAGAAAATATAAAACACTATCTAAAACTAATCCCGCAGCAGCTGCAAAATTAAAAGAATTAATTATTGCTTTTAATGAAGTAGGCCATGAAAATCAAATAACTTCAGAATTAGGTAAAAAACTTTTTAGTCCTTTAGCTGGTGTGAGTTATTCTCAAATGGTCAAGAATAGCCCTGATCTTGTAAAAGGATTATCCGCAGAAACAAATAGTTTATTAAATAGTTATGTCAAGAATCCTGCGTTTTTAGCAATGGCTTCTGCAAGTGGTTTCATTCCTAACTTTGCATATAAACAAGAAGTAATGGGCTTAGAAGAAAGCATGAGCGGCAACAAGGCCATTTTCGATACAAAGCCTTTCCCTCATATTAGAAATAGCAGTCAACCAACATTCAGCTCTGCAATTGCTGATCATGGTGGTTTAGGTAATGCATTGAGCGATTCAATGAGAGGACAAAAAGCTGCTGGTTTAATGAGCGGAGGATTCATTCCTAATTTTGTACGCACTCGTCAACGCAATCCTAGAGTATCAGGTAATTTACAATTAGAAACAATGGACCCAAGTGTTATTGGTTCTGCATCTGGATCGCCTATTTTACCAAGTAATTTAAAAAAGAATTTGATTAAATCTGTTAATGATATAATTAAAGAATATTCTGATGGGGCAATAAATCAAGATGAATTAAATAAAAGAATAAAATCTTTAAGCTCAAGATATCAATTAACTCAGCAAAGTGAAGAAAAATTACAAAATTCTGTTAATAAACAAACGGCTGCTATAAATAATAATCAAAGTAAATCTGATAAATTTGCTAAAAGTTTAGCTTCGGCGGGTACTGCTATTTCGATTGCTGGACCTATGCTTGCAGGACAAATTGAACAAATGGCTTTTGGTAATAGAGATAGAACTGATATGACTAGCGGAGAAAGATTTGCTCAATCTGCATTAAGTACAGGTTTAACTGCTGTTACTACAGGCGTTGGTATAGGCGCAAGCTTTGGGCCTATTGGTGCTGCTATTGGTGGTTTAAGTGGATTGTTAATAGGTTTAGCAACTGCAACTGATGCAGCAAAATTATCAATTGAAGATTTAAATAAAATAAATGAAAAATATTTCACCCAGCAATCTCAAAATTTGAGTTCTAGTCAAGAATATATTCAGTCTCAACAACAATTAAATGATTTGATATCTAAAGGAGCAAGCAATGAAGATATTCAAAAAGCTAGTAAAAATTTAGCAGAAAATTTTTCAAAAATAAAAGACGTTAATTTACAGAAAGCTTTTATTGAAACTGGAGGAGATTTGAAAAAAATGGATAAAGTTGTTAAAGAGTTTACCGATAATTTAAATACTCAAAAATTAACTAGAGGAATAATTGCTAGTACTAAAGATCTTTCAGGTTTTTCAAATTATTGGCAAAGTGTTCTTTCCTTTTTTGGAGGAAAAACTTCTTTTGACGTTTCTACAAATTTAGATACAGAAAATATAAATAACTTAATTTCAGCATTATCGCAAATAAATGTTCCTTCTAATAGATTGCAGTTTAAAGGAAAATCACTAGCAAATAGAATTCAAGAGGCTAAAGCAGAATATAGTAAAACTACAGGCGTTCCTGCTGAAAAAGTTGTTCTTGACAATTTAGATGATATTCAAAATCAATTTGCTTCTGAATTTGCACAACAAAATAGTGATTTTATAAACGAATTAACTGAAAAAGCTAAATTTGCAAACGAAGAAGAAAAACAAAAATATAAAGAAAAAATAGGTTCGCTTTTAGCTCGTTATTATGAATTTATAAATCAAGGTTTAAGTGAAAGAGAAATAACTCAAAAAAATGCTTCGATAGTCAGTCGTCTTTCACAAACAGCGGTTCAATCTTTTTCTCAGATTTTTAAAATAATTGAAAATCAATTTAAAGATTTAGCTTTTAATATTGCAATGGATTTTGAAAAAAATAGCGCTAAAAATAGAGTTGAAAACATATTGTTAGATTTCACAACAAATTTTAATGATGAGATGTCTAGTTTTGTATTAAAAAATTTACCTGATCTTGATAAATTTAGATTGGCACCAATAGTCGCAAGACAGAAAAAGGAATCATCTTTTAGAAAATTAAGTTTAGAGTCTTCAGATTTTGAAATAAAACAAGCTAGAGATAGAAGCTTGTTTTTAATGGAAGGCGCTCAAAATTTAACTAAAAATTTTAAAGAACAAATGTTAGATTCAGAACAAAATGCTAAATATTTTCTAGAGAGCATTCTGCCTGATTTAAAACAAGGTAATTATGATGTTAATGTTGGATCTGTAGCTCAAAAAATGTTTGAAAGAAGACAAAAAGATTTAATTGACTATTCTGCTTCTTTAGAGTCAAGAGGTTTAGGGATTACAAGCGTTTCTGGATTAAATGGAAGAAGAGGTGCGCCTTTAGATTTAAATAATCCAGAAATGATAAGATCGTTGCAGACATCTATATCTCAAAGATTAAATATTAAAGATTTAAATCCAAAAGATAGAGAAGATCTTATTAAATTAAATGATAAACTTATTTTAGCTGAAAGAGCTAGCGCATTTTTAAGAAATCAAAACGCTCAAGATGAAATAAATAATGCATTAAAAGTTCAAAATTTAGAAAAAATTAAATTTGATTTAATTGCTGAAAACGCTAGAAAAGAATTTGAATTAAATCAAACTCTTTCTAAAGAAAGAATGAAAGCTCAAGAAATCATGGCCGTGGAAGAAGCTAAAATTCAATCAGAAAATTTGATCAGAACGAAAAGTATGGAAGCTGCGAGCAAGCGTTTAGGATTCGGCGCTGATTTATTTAAAGCGCAGAGAGAAGGTAGAATATCAGATATTGAAAGAAATCTTTCTGATCCAAGATTAGAAGCTGGTTTAGGCGTTAAAGAAATAACTGAAAGAAGAATTAAAGCAGAAAGAGAAATACTAGAAGAAAGAAGAAAAATTGAAGATCAAGCTTTAGCTACTGAAATAGCTCAAGCTCAAATGCAATTATTAGCTGAAATACAAAATACTAATGCGTTAGAACAGTTAACTAAAGCTGTATTAGCAATGACTAGTTCTAATTTAATAACAGATTTAGGAGGTCAAGATCAAATAAATAGGATTGAAGAGTATATTAGAAATCAATTACCCACAGGTCAATTAGGAGAAGCAACATCTATGCGTGATATAAATTTTGATGTTGATAGAGAATTTGGAAAAGGTTCTTATGGTAAATATTTAGCTTACAAGAGAAACGAAGAACAAAGACAGCTTTTAGATAATAATGCTGCCAATATTGCTAATATGAGAGAGCAGTTAAAAAAATCTGGTAACTTTAAAGATGAACAATTAACTTATAATAATTTAGAAAATTTAGCTAAACAAAATCCATTATTTGCAGATCAAGTCCAATTATTAAAAGAACAATATGATAAACGTAAACAAATTTTAGATATACAAAGAAGTAGTGTAGATAAAGATCAAGCTCAAAAAGATGCTTTGGCAAGACTTAATGCTTCTTTTATTGGAAATATGGCTTTAGGTCTTGGAGGGCTAAGAAAAGAAGGAGATGATATGTTCTTAAAATTAGGTAGAGATCTTCCTAGAATGTTTGCAGATGGAATGGTAGATGGAATAAAAGCTGTAATTCGTGAATCAGATAATTTAGGTGACGCTTTAATGGGTATTGCATCAAAATTTCTTGATGAAATAAGCACAACGTTGATGAGATCCGGCATGTATCAAATATTAGGAAGTATAGGAATGGGCATTCCAAGTGTGCAAACAGCTCTTGGAGGTAAACAAAAAGGAGGCGTAATTCGCGCTCAAAATGGAATGTTCGTTTCTGGAACTGGTTCTGGAGATAAATATCCAGCATTACTTGAGAATGGTGAATACGTTTTAAATAGAAGAGCGGTAATGGCGATGGGCGGTCCTGCTGCTCTCGACACTCTTAATTTTAGCATGGCTCCTCGTTTCGCCTCTGGAGGTTCATTTGGATTTGATTTAGCAAGTTCTAAATCCGATGCCGAAAACATTGCAAAAATGGAAAGTCTAATGACTAGCGAAGGTTTAGAAAATAGTCCTTTATATAAAGAATTATCTGATGCTGAAAAACAAAGACGAGAAGAAGATAGAAAAAAGAGATTAGCTAGAAAACAACAAAGAGCGGCTTTGATTGGACAATTTGCTGCTGCTGGTATTACACTTGCTATCGGTGCTGGTTTGAGTAATGTAATGAAAAATACTGAGTTAACTAAATTGCAGAAAATATCCGATAAAATGCAATCAAATCCTTATGGATATAAATTTACAGCCAGTGAAATGAAATTATATAATAAAGGAGTTTCAAAAGGTATGTTGTCTCCTTCTGGTCAATTAATAGGTGCTGGAATGAATACTCCTAGAACAGGTATAAGCAGTGTATTGTCTCCAAAAGCATTTATTGACCCAAGAAGACAAACTGGTGGTTTAATTGGTTCTCGCTTATCCGATACAATTCCCGGTTATATGGAAGGAGGATTATATAGTTCATCAATAGTTAAAAAATATGGAACTGGTATGCAAGGCGGCGGTTCTTCTATAATGGCAGCTGGAAATAATAGCTCTACAGTCAATAATAATACGAATGCTAATAATTCGTTTAATTTTAATACAACGGTTCAAAGAGACGGAACTATAAAAATGGGGGCAAATACTACAAGTTATCAACAACAAGATGTTGAGCTTTCTAAAAACTTAAATGCTAAAATGTATGCTGTAGTTACTGAGGTTATAAGAAAAGAAAAGCAATTTGGTGGTTCGCTAGCAGGAATAAGAAATTAAAATGAAAAGCGCATTACTTAATTACGAAAATATATTTTATTTGAATAATACAACCATTTCTGGAATAACATCTATTAATGGAAGTTATAATATAAATTATGAACCTATTAAAACAATAGGTGTTGGATACAATAAACAAGTAATTGCTGAAGTGCCGGTTGCTAATTTTTCTATTGCTAAATATTTATTATATAATGATCCTTTTTTACCTTTTACTGGAGAAAATGCCAATAAAACTGCTAAATCTTTTAAAGGAAGTATAAACTATAATGGTAAAAAATTAGGTTTTTTATCTGGTTATTTAAATGCTTTTTCTTTATCGTGTTCGGTTGGTGAAGTGCCTTCAACAACAGCGGATATAATAGTTTATGGAGACTTAGGTCCAAGCTTAGATGCGTCAGGTAATTTCAAGCCACCAGAGTTATTCGTGCCACAAGTTAAAGATATCGTATTGACTTGTAGCGGATCTTCTTCAAATAGGATAACTAGTTTTGATTATTCTATAAATTGTCAAAAACAACCAGTATATACTTTGAACCAAAGTGGAATTTCTTTTTCTGGACCAACGGGACCAACGACACCGATTCCAAATTATATTCCAAGCGAAGTATTATTAAATGTTCCAATAGAAATTGATGCTAACTTCACATTAGAAGTAGACGATTATCAAAGCAGATCATTATATAATATATTAACTAATGATACAGATACAAATTTTAATATAGTTATAAAAGGAAAAGTTTTTCAGAACACTTCTTTAGTAACCAGTGATATAGAAGGATTCAATGCAAACAATGGGGTTACAATTTTTAATCAAAGTTTTTCTAATGTTAAACTCGTATCACAGCAATTTAATACATCAGCAGACGATGTTTTAAGTGTAAATTTAAGTTATAAAGGTTATCTAAATAGTTAATATGAGTACACCATTAGCTTCATTTCCAGCAAAACTAGGCTCAAGCGTTGTTTCTAGTGATATATTTTTTATATCAGATTCAACATCCGCAAATAACAATAAGATAACCACCGAAGAGCTTTCAAAAGCTTTCACGGGTTTATACGCACAAACGGCTCAAGGGTTTACAATATTTGAAAATACTGAAAATTATGGTTTATCAATAAGCGGTGCGTATGGTTTTGTCGGCATTAATGATAGAACTCCATTTGTTTCATTAGATGTGGTAGATAATTTAACAGCTACAAATGGTTCGGGTCAAATTAGATTAAGCACCTTAGATTCAGGAAGAAAAATAGCTTTTTCCTTGTCTGATCCAAATGTTTATTATCAATTTAGCAAAAAACCTAATGATACTAAATTATATCTTGAATCTTCTATTAATAGTGGATCGACGTTTACTAATTTATTTGTAGTAGATCAAAGTGGTAATTTTGGTATAACTAATTCTACTGACGCTTTAAGTAATAAGTTCTTAGTAAGTGGTTCATCAGTTCAGTTTCAAAATTCAGGTAATGCAATACTTTTTGATCCATATAACGGAGAAATTAAAACAAGCGCAACAGATGAAGCTTTATTAATAAATTATAATAACATTGGAGATATAAATATAGGTAGAAATGCTGTTTATGTTGATAATAGTTTGAGTGCGCCAAAAATAGGACTTGGACATAATCTTCCAGCATATTTATTGCATCTCAGTGGCATAGGTCAATTAGCTAGATTTCAATCTAGTAACGCTCAGTCTTACGCAAGTTATAAAAATAGTACTGCAACTTCATATTATGGAATGCAGTCTAATAAAATATATTTTGGATCAGAAAGTTCGTTGAGTGAAAAGAATTTAGTATATTCTATTGCAGGTAGCGGATTTCTTGGTTTAGGTACTACAGGGCCTGCTTATAAATTAGACGTTAGAACTACAGATCCTACTGATAGTACACCAGCTTCGTTTCAAAATACGGATACGCAAGGGTATTGTCAAGTAGTTATTGCTTGTAACAAAGCTTTTGGCGGTGGCGATACTGGACCAAGAAATAGTTTAGTTACATTTTCAAGATATGATGCCACTCCTGATACTCAAAAATGGTCTATTGGTAATCTATATAATGATACTACATTTACATCATTAAATGATTATTTTGTTTTTGTAAAAAATGGTTATGGTGGAATCTCTCCTGATGTAGTTGCAAAATTAAGTCCAGCAGGTAGTTTAGATATTGATGGAAGTTATACTAGTAGTGATAGTTATTGTAAAGGGAAATTTATTCAAACATATCAAACTAGAGTAACTGGTTTTGATGTTTATTTTAGCGCAATTAATCCTAATTCTGATATAATTCCAAGCGGAAATAATTATTTACATGCTCCTTTTACAATAACTCCATATGCAGGTTCTGTAGAAAAAGTTTCTATTTTTACTTCCGATACTGATGCATTATCAAGCTCATATAGATTTGAGATATCGGTAATTACTCCAGCTTATAATCCTGCGGTTCCAAGTGAATTTGTTACGGGTTTTTATGTAAGTCCACCAAGTGATCCTGTAGCTTATCCTACTAGTGGTATAATTGGTGCAAGCTATTTTAACACTATAAATCCAAATGTTATATATTCAAAAACTAAAGCAAATATAAGTGGATCAACCAGTTTTAATTTAGGTCAACTTTTACAATTTAGATTATGTGAACCAACTGGCGGTAAAAGCACAGCAGTTGATTTTACAGTAGTTTCAACAATTGCATATACTATAACTTAATGAGTAAATATATAAAATATGAAAACATAGATTTTCGAATTAATAATAATATTTTTTATTCGAAATCTGTGCAGCTTTCATTGAATACTAATATTTCGCCAATTCTTTTATCGGATGGGTCTTTATTAAGATATGCACCAGAAAATACTATCGTTGGATCTTTGGATACAGATTTTTATTTAACTGGATCTTTGCCTTCATTTCTAGAACCAACTTCAAATTTAGAGTCTTCAATTGAATGCATTTTTGCTGGTGTTAAAATAACAGATTGTTATTTAAAATCTATATCTTTTAATGTATCAAATTTTTCACCAATTCTTTTAAAAGCTAACTTTGACTGGTATGGGAAATTAAATTCGACGAATAGTACAACTGATATGCGACCATTTTATTCAAATAGAAATCCTAGCTTATCAGAAATATCACACGCTAATAATACATATTTGATTGATACAAATAAAGTTTTTGGTTTTTCAGAAATATTTAATTTTAATTATTCAGAATCTGTGGATAGAATTCCTTTTTTTGCAAATGATCAGATAACACCTTTTAGAGTTGCTAAAACTAATAAAATGAAATCAATTTCTGTTGAGGGCAATTTTCCAAAAAAATCAAACGTTTTAGAAATACAAGGAACGACAACTAATTGCGAATTATATTTAAAAGATTATAGTTCTAATCTTTTGAAAACTTTTAATATTTCTGGAGTTATCGAATCTCGTTCTTTCAATGTAACAACAGATGGTTTATTACAAAGTTCTTTAGCGATAACACAACGTTTAGCACCACTTAGAAATACATTATGAGTAAATTTTTAGATACGCAATTTTCAGTTACTGGGATTAAAAATTTTTATGCTGGAGCTTCATACGATCAATATGATTTGGTTGATTTTCAGTATTATACTGGTAATGCAATTTATCCAAAAGATTTGTCAGGTCTATTTGCATGGTTTAATTTAGATAATTTAAATAATTTAGAATTTGATAGTTCTGGAAAGATCTCTGCTTGGTATAATTCTGCTCCAGGTCATTCTGCTGAAAATTTATATAATTTTGATACGTCTGATAATACTAGACCGAAATACAGTCAAGATAAAAACGCTGTAGTTTTTGAAGCTAATGCTGATATAGGAACTCTTAATCAATTATATACTCATCCTACTTCTCCAAATTTTTCTGGTTTTTTAACTGGAGATAGATGTTGGTTTATTGTTTATGAATTTGATAGTTTAAGATCAGGTAATTTAACTACTCCTCAAGGTTATTATGCTAATTACGCAACGATAATAAATACAGATGAAAAAAATATTTCAACTGCATCTACTGGTTATTTAGGTGTTTATGGAAATAATTCTGATAATATTATCAACTCTAATGTTTTAGCTAAATCTCAAGAATTTGTTATGGATAGTAATCCAGCAAATTTATATCCGACAGCTTCATCTTTAAATTCAGCTTTTTCTTCAGCAGATTTATTGAATAAAAATATAATTTCCATAGTTAAAAATAACACCACTAATAATTTAATATTAAGAAACAATGGTCAAGAAATTTTAAATATAACAACTACAAATTTTGCAAGTGGTTGCGCTAGCTTAAGAATAGGAACCGCTGGTAATTTTCATGGAGTTGTCCCTGCTGGTGCTGTTTATAATTATGATGCTAGCAATATTTCAATAAATGAAATACTCGGATATAGTGCGCTACCAACAAACGAACAAATAACTGGTTTAGAAAAATATTTATTTAAAAAACATTTTTTAAATTCTGATAATTTATATATAGCTAAAGATGATTTTACAGCTTCGTCTTATCAATACAGTCCGATAAATTTAACTGGCGCTTTAAATCTTACAAAAGATATCGATTTTATTTTTAATAAAACATATGGTTGCTCTGCCAGTTTTTCAACAAAAGCTATAAAAGCAAATTATGGAGACGGTTATTATACAAATGTTATACCAAATATTAATAATATTATTACTAATTTTACTTTGAGTTATAATGGATTGACGGACAAACAGGCAAATTCTTTAATCGGTTTTTTTCAAAACAGTTTTGAATATCAGCCATTAACGCTAACATCTTCTTATGAAAATGTCGAGATAGATTTATTTTATCCTTACAAGGATAATGCAAAAATTTATTTCGAAAACTTAGATCAAAAATGCGTTGATTCAAATATTAATAATATAACAATAAATTGTACGACAGCCTACGATTCAAGCTTAGATTATAAAGGATATTTAGTTACAAATGAAGAAGTTATAAGATTTTTCGATTTCGCTAAAGTTTATAATTATAATGATGTTGTTTATTATAAAAGCTCATCATTAGAAGGTGGTTATTATTGGTTCACGGGACAAAATCCAACTTTAGTAACTTCAGAACAAAGCCCAACAGGATCAAATAGTTTATTTACAAGAGATTTTTATTTTAAACCAGATCTTGATTTTTCTATACCTGTAAAGCCCAGATTTTTAAAAAATGAATATGAGTTAACGTCCGTTACTTTTGAACAAGATGGTATAAATAAAAATATTTTAGATCTTTCTTTAACTTTTAATGGGCGTTCTGATAAAGAAGCTATTGCTATTTTAAAATTTTTAGATGCTCATTGTGGTTTTAAATTGTTTGAATTTATTCTACCAGAACCTTATAATAAAAATATAACTGTTTATTGTCCAGAGTGGAATCACACATATAAATTCAAAGACAATCACGATATATCTGTTAAATTTTTAGAGTTTAAGGGAAAAACCGCTTCTGATATATATTTCAATACTTTACTATCGTTATGACATATACAAATATTACAGGAGTTAACGTGGGAAATTGTTTAACTGGTTTTGGAATTCATTTTCCAGTTACTGTTATAAATGATGGTAATTCTGAAGTTCTTTATTCTTTTGCGGTCACTAATTCTACCAATTTTTCTTTATCTAGTTCTTCAGTTAGTTTATATCCAAGCAATTCTGGCGTATTTGATATCTTTTATAAACCTACAATAGAAGGTTTGGCGCAAGATGAAATTTCTGATATAACTATAAACTCTGTATCGGTTGAAGATAATTCACTTGATCCAAGCGGAGTTATAACAATTAAAGCTACTGGTCGTAGTATCATCAATATAACAGGCGGAAATCCAAGATCATTTAGGGTGGTTGGAAGTTTTTCCGCTAATGATGGTCCAAAATTTAATTTTTATTGGAAACATCCAACTGGAATAACTGGAGATAATTTACATAATTATTTTATTACTGGATATAATTTGCAATTGTCTAGCGATTCAGATTTTGATCCATTGTTATATACAAAAGAAATAAATATCTCATCAAATACAAATTTAAATCCTAAGTATGCTAGTTATTATGGTTTTAATGATGAAGATATTTTCACATCAATAACGAAAAATGATTTATCTTCATTAGCACTAGATACACCTTATTATGCAAGATTATATACATGTACTGTTAATAATACAGGCGTTAGCGTATACGCTTCTGGAGTAAATTCTAAAACTGATGGTTTACCATCAGAAATAGCCGTTGGATATTCTGGGACTCCTATTGCAATAAAAATAGAAAAACAACCACTAAATGTATATATCGAAGCTAATCAATATACATCAATGTATGATTTAGATTCAAAAATATTAAGTTTGGTTGGCAGCAGTGCAGATATGTCTTTTTATTCTGGTATAAATATATATTTACCAGAAAATTCTATTTTTAGATCTGATAATACTGCTTTGCCAGCCATTAAATTAGATGGTGTTTATTTAAATTTTACTGGTTCTACCACTTTGCTGCCTAGTAATGATACTGTTGTTAATATATATGTTCCTACTAGTACGGTTATAGCGGGTCAACATGGGAAAGGTGGTAAAGTTAAATTTAATAATAATATACAAACTAATAAAGCGCAAGGAAATTTTACTTGGGAATATTATAATTTTACGCAAGATATAACTACACAGCAAAATAATACAACTCAAGCTTATAATAACACGAATCAAAAAGAAATATATGATACTTCAAATGGGGGACCAGCTATTTCATTGAAATTACAAAGCAACAATCAAATTCAAGAAATAAGAAAAGATATAAAATATAAAATCCATTCGCAAGTTGGTTCTAGAATTTATTCTGGAGGTGGAGGTACTAAAGCTGGTATTCATATTGTAGGAGGTAATGGGGCTTCATCTTTTCAATTTTTAGGATTTCAATCATCAGATACACAAGATAATTCTATGTATCCAATGTATTTTCCAGTAAATGGAAATTTATCTAACAATAATTTATATATAAATTGGAACGTTTATTATAGAAATAATTTTGGTGGATCTATTAAATCAAGCACTGTGTCTCCTGCTTTTCCTTACTGGGGAGAAGTAGGATTCAATAAAAGCATTTTTTTAAATAGAAAAGCGGATTTAAATAAAGAAACAAATGAATATTTATTTTCTACTGTTATAAATAGCGCTCCACCTGATTTGGGCGTTGATTTTTATGGAGATCAAATTAGTAATTATCGTTATGAATTTTTACCAATAAATAATTTAACTGAAAATCGTCAGCCGGGATACCTTGTCGAATCATTATCAGAAAGTTATGTAAAATTATTTATCGCTAATTCTTCATTTATACCAACTGATTATACTTTTAGATTTGCAAATAATGGACTTACTAGCGCAACAAATTGGACAGGGGGAACATCAGCTAGTCCAAGTTTATATACTTTATCTAGTACTAATGCTGGCGATTATGTTTCTAATTTTGAAAGTTTATCATATAAGGCTTTAAGATTAAAACAAAATAAAGATATTCACATTGATTTTTCGAGTTCAATTAATAAAAATTGCAAAAATTTTGATATGTTTTTTGTTTGCGCTTTCGACAGTATAGCTTTGAATCAAGGAACAAATACTGTTGCAAAATTATTTGACTGGACTTTAACTAGTTCCGCAAATAATACAGTCAAAAATCAAATTTCAGTTTTTAGGCTTACAGAAAATCAGACAACTTATACATCAAAAGATGATCTAATATTTGATTTTAAATTATTGCCATTGGTTAATCAAAAAGACGAATCTTCGATAACAAATTTTGCTTTTACAGGAATAGCTACAAAAGATATTCAAAAAATATCGAAACCTTTGAGTGGAAGTGGAAGTTTTAGACCTTTTATAATAAATATTTCTAGATATTCAGATACTTATTATATTTATGTTAACGGCATTTTATTAAAAACAACAAATTCGTTAGGTGGTCCTAGCAACATATTGTCTTCAACCGCTAATTTAATAACGAATTTAAATTCAACTACATTCAAGTTGATCAATTCATCATCTTTTTATATTAATTATTTTGATATTTTATTTTATAGTAGGACTATAACTGCTTCAGAAAGACAGCAAGTTAATAATTATTTAACTAACTCTTATTTAAATTTATTTGCGGGAAGCCTGGCCACAGAATTAGATCTTAAATCTAATGCGTATGCTTATAGATTACCGAATATTTTTAATTTAGCTGGTAAATCTTAACTTTATGAATACTTTTTTTAAATTAGATAATTATGTCGTTTTAGACCTTTTTGAACTACAGTTAGAAGCTACGGAGGGTTATTTAAGATTTCATGGTTCAAAGAATTTTTCACGCGATATAATTTTTCAGGGTCAAACTTATATTTTTATACCATGTGAATTGTCTAATATAGAATCTTCTTCAAATGGAAAACAATCTAAACCAACAATAAAAATTGCAAATATAAATAATTATATTTCATATATTTTGAAAGATAGATCTGATTTAATTGGAAACGCTTTTAATAGAAAAAAGATTTTGGCTAAAGATTTAGATTCTGAAAATTTTGAAAATGGTATAAATCCATTCGGTATTTCTAATTTTAAAACTCATATCGCTTTTGATGAATTTATTGTAAATTTAAAAAAATTAGAGAATAAAGAACATGTTGAAATTGAATTAGCGACAAAAATTGATTTGCAAAATTTAAACATACCAGCAAGAAAAATAACAAATGATACTTGTTCTTGGTGTTATAGATGTTATGGGTGTAATTATGGAAATACTTCAGATTATGAAGGTCCAGTTGTAATTATATCTCAATATTCACCTAATGCATTACCGAGTAAAGATTATTTTCTATCCTTAAATTCTTATGATGTCGGTATTCCTATAGCAGATGAAAATGATAAAACATTTTTATCTAGTTATAAAGCTAATCTAGCGAATAATTCATATAATTTATCTACATTGAGATATAGTGGTCAATGGTCTCCAACTGCGATTTATAATTCTGGTGATTTTGTTTATTTAGATTATTTGCCCAATGTGTTAACGAATGGAACTAATGCTTCAACCGTCAATCTATCAAACAAATCTAAAAACTTTTATGTTTGTATTGAAAGTGATATTATCAATAAACAACCGGATATGAATACAGATGTATGGAAACAAGATCAATGCTCTAAAACTTTAAGAGGCTGTTTATTAAGATTTCAAGATTATATTGTTAAAGATAGTAATGCAGTATCAAATAAAGCTTTACCTTTTGGTGCATTTCCATCGACATTTCAATATGATAATAAATCCTGAGTTGCTAGATCAAATTAAGTCATATTGCAATAAAAACCCTTCAATTGAAAACTGTGGTTTTATTGTAGAAGATTCTGGGAAATTGTCTTTTGTACCAGTAGATAATAAACACCCTGATTCTATAAATTATTTCGTTGTTTCTCCTAGAGATTATCTTAATATAAAACAAAAATATAAAATAAAATATTTATTTCATAATCATAGATCTGAAGCATCTTTTTCTAATGTAGATATTCATTATCAAAAATATCATGGTATGAATATGTTGTTATATATATTAGATACCGATGAATTTAAAGAAATAAAGTGTAAATAAGTCTATGGTTAATGTTAAATTACATGGTGTTTTTGAGGATTTCATAAAAACAGAATGGAACTTAAATGTTTCTTCTGTATTAGAAGTTTTTGAAGCTATAGAGGCAAATAGTAGTAAATTAATATCAACTTTAGGAACTTTTAATGAATATTTAAGTTATTTTATTATTTATGTAGATGATAAAATTATGCCTCCAGAATATTTGAATTCTCCAATTTTAAAGAAAAATTCTAAAGTTGAGGTTGTTCCTTTTATATTTGGTTCCGCTGAATTAGCTATTGGTATAGCTTTAATGTTAATTGGTACTGGAATTCAAATGTTAATAACAAAATTATTAACACCAAAATCTCCTACAGATGTCAAAACAACTTCTAGATTATTTAGTAATTACGAAAACGTTACGATGAGAAATGTTGCGGTTCCAATAGGATATGGAAGATGTAAAGTTGGATCTATTGTTGTATCTAATAATATATCGTTTTCAATCTATACGGCTTCAAGTTTAAATTCTCAATTATTAGAGTATTATAAAGATTATGTTATTGTAGGAGAAAATTAATATATTTATGAAAATAATACCTTCGCCTTCAATACAAGCTGCTTTTGGTTTATCTTTTACTAATGCAAATCAAAATTTAGAAACTGAATCTTTTTATGATGTTTTAGATTTAGTGTCAGAAGGGCCAATTGAGGGTTTGGTTGATTCAAATGGTCAAACAGTAAATTATATTAACACTAACTCTTCTGATGTTCAAACATTAAGCTATGGTATTTATTACAATGATGTGCCAATAAGAGAAAAAAATACAGATTTATATAATTTTTCTGGTTCTAAAATCTCTTTTACTACTGGCGATCAATCTAAAAATTCTATATCTACAAGCACAGCTATTTATGATTATAAAATTAAACTTTATGATATTTCATTGGGCGCGATTCTTTTGGCATCTAGAAATAATTTTAAATTATCTTCGGTTCCTGTAAAAGCTTGCCCGAATATAAGTTATGATTTTTTTACAGATAAAAACGCTAACACGAATCAAAAGACATATATAGCTTTTAAAAACTATTCTCGTCCGTTTTCGCATTATGTAAAAAATAAATATGCAACTTCTTTAAATTTAAATATTGGTGTTGAAAGTTTATACAATCTTTCAGAAAATGGATCTGTTTTATGTTCTGATCTGCGTCTTATTGTAAACGTTTCCAATTTAACGCAAAAAGAAAATTTTTATCTTTATGTGCAAGGTTCTTTTGTTGCTAAAGGAGGAGCAATTGTTTTACCTTTTGAAATAGTTTTTGAGGAGATAGATAAAAAAATTAATTTATTTCCAGAAATTGTTGTAAATGTTTATAGTTTATCTGAAAAAATAACTTATACTAGCAATCAAAATAGAAATGTTTATGTTGATTCGGTTGTAGAAAAAATAGATTATCCATTTTCTTATCCATATTCCGCTTTATGTAGAAGCGTTGTAAGTTCAAAACATTTTAATAATATACCTACTAGGACATATGACTGCAAACTTTTGAAAATAAAAGTTCCAGAAAACTATGATGGTGAGGCAAGGGAATATGATGGAGATTGGTCAGGTAATTTTAGCAGAACTTTAAAATGGACTAATAATCCAGCATGGATTTTTTATGATCTTTGTATTAATAGTCGCTATGGAATGGCGAAAGGTAAATTAAATGAAACTGATTTGAATAAATGGCAGTTATTATCAATATCTAAATATTGTGATGAACTGGTTAAAACAAATGCTGGTACAAAATATGATCCTGATTATTTTTATTTTGAAAATTCTTTGAGTTATGGAGATTCTGGATTTAATACAATAACTTTTTCTACAGGATTGACAGAAGCTCAACTACAAGAAAAATATCCAATAGGATATACTTTATATATTTATGATTTAAAGAATACTTCAGGCGAGTATATTAATGAAAATTTTAAAAAAGTTATTTTAACAGCTAGAGTTTCATCTAATATTGCTACTTTATTTTTATGTAATGATTTTGGACCAAGAAAAATTTTAGAATCAGATGTTAGTGGGGTTTTATTTTCAACTTTACAGAAAATAATCGCTAATACTCCAACATTTAATGTCGAAAATATAATTAAAAACATAATAGCATCATTTTTTATAAATGCGGCTTCAGGTATAAATCCAAATAATTCGGATACATTGCCGATATCTATTAATCACACGTCCAAACGTATTTTTGAAAAATCTTTAAATGTTAAAAGTGGATATTGTGTTGCAAAGCATAGTGATTATCAAGATTTTCTAGAACCTCGTTTTTCTTGTAATTTAATTTTAAATAGTGAAAATGAGGGTTTAAAAGCTTTAACTGATTTAGCATCTATTTTTAGAGGGATGTTTTATTTTAAAAATGGAATGCTTAATTTAACAAGCGATGTTAAGCAAAATAGTGTTTATATATTTACGAATTCAAACATTAAGGATGGTTTATTTACATATTCATCTGGAGATTTAAATAATTTATTTAGTGTTGCAAAGGTTAAATATTCTGATAAAAATGATAATTTTAAAGATAAAATTATATATGTCGAAGACGCTCAATTAATAAGACAAATAGGTCTTGTAGAAAAAGAAATTTTAGGTTTTGGAGTTACTTCTAAGTATGAAGCTCAAAGAATAGGTAAATGGTATTTAGCGACTGGTAAACTAGAATCAGAAATAGTAAATTTTATATCAGGATTTGAAGCGTCTATTTTACAAATCGGAAATATTATTCGCATATCGGATTCATTAAAAACATCATCGGTTATATATGGAAAATTGACAAGACTAGATGTTGTTAATAAATCTATATATATAGATAGAGAGGTTTCTGAAGACTGTTTGGGTAAATTAATAAGAATATTTTCTTTAATAAATAATAATCCTATAGAATTGATGTTTTCTGTTTATGAAGTTGATAACAAAAATTTAAAGCTAAAGATATTGCCTTTTACTTATATGAACTGGAATATTGTTCAAAAGATATCTTCGGGAGATGATGGAAAAACTTTGATGTCTTCGTCTGCTTCAAATCCTGATGGATGGGATAAAAAGGCTTACACAAATAAAAGTTATATAGATAATTGTCAAATAATTTTTCAAAGTCCTTTTGCTATAAATGATCGCCTTGTGGTAGGAATATCTGAAATTAATAACATATCAGTTAATCAGAATGATATTGATTATGGTTTTTATATTGTAGGAAATGGCACTACGGCTTCATTATCTGTAATTTTAGACGGTGTTATTCAGCCAGCTTTAGCTTCTCCATATGATACAGTAACATCAAATGATGTTTTGAAAATAACTTATGATGGAAAAGAGGTTAATTTTCTTAAAAATGATATTGTTGTTTGTAATTCTATATCTAGAACTAAAGGCAAATCTTTATATGGGGTCGTTGCTTTATATGAAAACTTTAGTAAAGTTTCTAATCTTAGTTTTTCAAAATTTCCAGATTACGAATATGGTCAATACGCTGCATTAAGATCAGATGCTAATTTTGTAGTCTATTTAGAAGAAGATTACTCAAGTCATGATTTATATAGAATAATAAATATAAATGAAGTTTCTTCTAATGAATACGCTATAACAGCTATGAAATATGATGAAGAAAAATTTAATATTGTTGAAAATAATGAATATGTTAATAATCAACAGGATAAACAAAAACAAATTGTTTTTTCTACAGATAATTTTATCAGTCAGCTGTTCACAAATACTGAAGTAAGTTTAGCGATTAATAATGGTAGCGGCCAAACAAGAGCAATTAGTTTTGCTCAGGCTGTAAATACTCAATATGATTACAGTTTTACAATTGAAAAAGAAGTTTTAAACGATCAGTTTAGTAACTCTATTTATGATGAAGTTTACATTGATTTCAAATTTTTATTTGCGATTTTGAATAATAGACAGAATTACGATACTTTTGGATTAATGTGTGTAATTAATAGAAACGGTAAAACAATGAAATTTAATATACTGAAAGAAGATGCATTTGTTGTTAAAGTGTTTCTTGGAGAAACATCAATTGGTTCTTATACAGCTAAAACAGATATTGATTTTTATGCTTTTGACAGAAATTATAAAATAATAAACGTGTAAAATAATTTATGCCTTTATTAACAAATAGTTCTGTATCTTATGCTGATCCTTTTATTGTTAGTAATGTAAAATTTAATTTTACTAGTTCTTTGTCTGTTGCTGATTATAGTCAGTCAGCTTCGTTATTTGGTCTTGATCAATCAATTTCATTTGTCAGTGGAGCTTTAAGGGAAAATGAGATTAATTTATCTTGGGAAGTTATCAGACCAATAACTAAAAATATTTTGTCTAATCGGATAATTGAAGAAGGGTTTTCTGGTTTTTCTGTTGCTTTTTACGATAAAAATAGAAATTTTTTGTTTAATGGCCCGAATTCTTTCTCTTCTACTTCATATAATATATCTGTAGAAGATTTATATAATAGTTTTGAGAACATAACTGGTTTAGAAAATATAAGCGCTTTAAATAGTTTTTTTATTGATATAGTTTCGACAGATAATAAAGGTTTGAAAAGCACTGGTGTTGCTTTAGTAGATTTTAGTAATGTAGATGTTTCTATTACAGATATATCTATTAATAATAATGTAAATTTAACGTTAGATTATTCTAATTTTGATGCGATTAATTATGTTGATGTATATGTAACTACAGGAAGTTATTTTAATTTTGCTAGCGGTCAATTTTTATATAATCAAAGCTATTTTTATCCTAATATTTCAAACATTGAAATACCTGATTTAAATACATTAGATCAACAAAATGTTTCTACTGATAATTCATTGCGAGTTCCATATTTTGTTCATGTTGTTCCTTATAATTATTTAAATAGTGGAGAAGCCGTGGTTTCTTCGGGAATAAAACCATTATCTTATGATTCTAACTCGTTTCCATTAAAAATCACTAATCTAACGGGTTACGCTTTTTATGATTTTAATAATAGTGATAAAGATTTAAACTTACAAGCTTTTATGTCTTGGGACGCTATTCAATCGTCTCAAGATAGTTCATTTCATATTTTTATTGAGCAAAGCGGAAAAAATAATACTAAATATGATTATTATGTACAAAATTTCTTTGTTGAAAATATAAATTCTATTGCTGGTGGAACAGGAACGGGCGCGTACTCTATAACAGGAAATGTTTTTAAAAATTATGGATCTTCTGGTATTCAGTGGGTAGATCATACAATTTATGTAGATAATTTTGGATCGTATCCTACAGGTTTATATTCAAGTGGTTACAATGATTTAAAATATATTTCAGAAATAAGAATACCTTCCGGTTATTTGGAAAGTTCTGAAATTTTTTTAAATTATGGATATACTGGAGGCAATAGTTTTCAGTTCTTACCTTCAGGAGGTCAATATAGCGGAAATGTATATACTGGTTTTTATTCAGACTCAAGATATACAAATACATCTTTAAATTATAATTCAGGATTTTTAGATCTAAATTCTAGTTTTACTGGTATTTGTTTAGCAAGAAGAATTACTGGATTTGCTGATTTTGTTCATAGTTTATATAATCCATCTTTTGTTTTTCCAATTACAGAAGATTCTGATTATTTTGTAAAAGTAAGAGCTATAAATTCTGACGAAACTGTTTCGGAGTTTTCTGATCCTATTTGTATATCTTCTGATTATATAAACAATATTGTAAATTTATCTCCATTAAGCGGCAAAAAAGTTATTGACGGTTCAGGAGTTGCTAATTATATACCAAAATTTTCAGATTTAGACACTTTAACTACAGGAACGCTATATTATAGCGGTTCTAATAATTTAGTATTTACAGAACTTCCAACAACTACAACTTCTGAAAATTTATATAAGTTAGTAATTGAAAATAATATTGTTAAAAAACAATTGGATACTGGTAATGGTACTGCTTTGATTGATGAATTTACTCAAGCAAGTCATGGATTCGTTGTTGGTGATATTGTTAGATTCGATGGAACTACATGGTATAAAGCGCAAGCTGATAGTGCCGAACACGCTGAAGTTCAAGGTGTAGTAAGAACTATTGTTGATTCAAATACTTTTAAATTGGTATATGATGGATTGATTGAAGGATTAAGTGGTTTAACACCGGGGCAGGTTTATTTCTTGTCAGCAACTACAGCGGGTGCGGCAACAACAACGGAGCCAAGTAATTTTGGAGAAGTTTCTAAACCTGTCTATTTTGCATTAACAACAACTTCCGCAAATGTTTTAACATTTCGTGGCGTTATTATTGAACCTCAAAGCGGAACTTCAGGAACAAGTGGAACCAGCGGTGATCCAGTTATTTCTTCTACTTTAGCTTATTATAATAATTCAACTCAAAGCATATCATCTTCTTCAAATACAAAAGTAACTTGGTCTACAGCAGATACTGCAAATACTCAAGGATCGATTGGTTTAACCTTTAATGGAACTGATAGATTTACAAATACTTCTGGAGATACAATTGTTATCACTGTTGATGGATATATAGGGTGGGCAAGCGGTGGAACTTCTGGTACGTCTAGATCTGTATTTATAGTAAAAAATAGTAATGTTTCTTCTTCTCAAGGAAGGTATTCGTATAGTAGTATACCTGCAAACAATGATTATCCAGTAACTCATTTTTCTTCAGTTTTGGTTTTAGCTAATAATGATTATATAGAGATATATGCTTGGCATAACGATTCAAGTTCTCAGAATATAAATGCGCAAAGTAATTATCCAGCAAGCAGAATAATAATAGCTAGAAATGAAGGCGTGGCTGGAATTAGTGGATCTTCTGGAATAAATGGAACATCTGGAACTAGTGGTTCATCTGGTATTAGTGGAAACGCTGGATCTTCAGGAACTAGTGGATCTTCTGGTACAAGTGGAGGATCTGGCTCTAACGGTTCTTCTGGATCCAGTGGAAGTTCTGGTTCTAGTGGTTCTTCTGGATCTAGCGGTTCAAGTGGATCATCGGGTTTAAGCGGTTCAAGCGGTTCTTCTGGATCAAGTGGAAGTTCTGGTTCTAGCGGCTCTTCTGGTTCTAGCGGCTCTTCTGGTTCTAGCGGCTCTTCTGGATCTAGCGGTTTAAGTGGATCATCTGGTTTAAACGGTTCCAGTGGCTCTTCTGGATCAAGTGGAAGTTCTGGTTCTAGTGGTTCTTCTGGATCTAGCGGTTCAAGTGGATCAT